CCAACGGCCCTGGTACCGGCGCCTGTTCCGCCGGGCGCCGGCGCTCCCGCCCCTGACGCTCCCGGCGCCGGCGCCGCCGGCGGACGCCGAGGACGAGACCCCGGAGGAGTGATGGCGGGCCGCGGCCACGAAGGGGTCCAGTCCGATCGCGGGATGGGCCCCATCTTCGGTGTGGAGCAGCACCACGGCCGGTGGTTCGCCGTCGTGCGCACGATGGGCGCCGAGCGCCGCCTGCTGGCCGCCCGCTTGGCCCGCGGCCGGGACGACGCCCGTCTTCGCCTTCAAGTCCTGAAGGCCTACCTGGCGCTGAACCCGGGGCCCACGGCCCCGATCCTGGAACGCTGGCTGATCGAGGGGTTGGTGGAGGGAAGGTAGGGGTGGTCATGCGAAAGCCCGATTTCGGACGACCGGAGCCCATCTGGGACGATCTGCCCGAGGAAGCGAAGGTCGCGCTGCAGGCCCACGTCGTTGTCAGCACGTCGCTCGGCTACGAGATCGTCCTGGGCTGGGAGAGCGCCGCGGTGGTCGTCGGACTCAGCGTCCGAGCCCTGAAGCGTGCCGTCGCCAGGGGGAGGCTCCCGAAGTACCGAACCGAGGACCGTGGTCCGCGCGGCTGCCAGGTCTGCTGGCCGCTCTCGACCCTCTGGCGCTTCCGCCAGTGGCGCGAATCGCCTCGGCAGGACGCCATCGGGGGGACCCGATGACCGCGCGCGCGCACGTTCAACTAGTAGATGGGGGGTCGGTCGGGGCCTGCCGGGGCCTGCCGGGGCCCGAAAACCACCCCTTTTCTGTAGTTCTAGATCGTGTGGAAGTCGCGTTGAGGTCCATCGGCCGAGAGGCGGCAAGACGCTTCGGCTGCGACGTTGACGACGCCGTGCAGGAGGCACGGATCATCGCGTGGCAGAAACACGAGGCGGGTCTCCCCGTACGGCTGGTCGTCCAGTACACCCGACAGGCGATGCTGAGTCCGGAGCGATCACCACTCCGAACAGCGTCTTCCACCCGATCCAGAACCGAGGCGGAAGCCACGCCCCAGCGACAGAACGGTTTCCACTCGCCCCTGACGAACGGCCAGGTCCGAGCGTTGGCGCGCCTGAGCTCGTCGCCCTTCGGCGGCATCCTGTCGCGGGTCGAGCGCGGCGCGCCGATGCGCTGCCCCGCCTGTGGCGGGCCCGGGGCCTGGGGTAGCCGGTGGGACCGCACACCCCGGCCGGACGGCGACCTTGCCGGGCGCTGCGTCGAAAACGAGGCCGAGGCCCGGGAGCGTTGGCCGCTGTACGACGCCCCACGCAAGGCACGCGACGACCAGGTGTGGTGGTGCAACCGCTGCGGGGGCTGGACCTGGGATCCTGACGCGAAGGCCCGCGAGGTCCGGATCGCCGACGAGCGGTTGACGGTCCTGCTGCACGCCCACGGGGCGGCCAGCGCCAAGGACGGCGAGGAAGAGCTGATGCGCTACGTCGAAGCCGGCCGCCGCCAGCGGCGCGGAAGTCGAGACGGCTGACGATGGCGCCGTGAAGGCGCCGCATGCCCACGAACCGACCCAGGCCCACGAGCCTCACCCCAGAGCAGTGGAGCAGGGCGCGAGCCCTGTTCCTGTACCAGACCCAGGACGCGACTCGGATCGCCACCGAGGTCGGCGCCCACGTGTCGGCCGTCCGAGCGGCGATCCGCAACAGCGACTGGAACCGGCGGCTCGCCGAGCGCCGGCGCCGGGAGGATGCGGCCCAAGAGGCGAGCGCCGCGGAGCGGGCAGAGGCCGAGCGTCGGCAGGACGCCCGGATCGTCACGCTGACCGACATCGCCCTGGATGCCTGGGAGACCGGCCTGCGGCGCCTGGCGGTCGAGTTGACCGACTGCGCCGCCAAGGACATCCCGCGCTTCCTCCGGGCCCTGCTGAGCCCGTCGGACGCCCAGCGGATGCAGCGGACGGCCACCGGCCGTCCCGTGACGATGCCAGCGAACCTCGTCGGCGGTGGCGCTGACCGGACGAAGTCGATCCTCGAGCGGCTGCTGGAGCAGGCGGGCGCCGAGAACGTGCCGACTGCCCCGTTCCCAGGTGACGAGGGCGAGCGTCCGGAGGCCGACCCGACGAAGGGGGACCTGTAGTGGCCCGCCGGCTGCTCGAGCCGCGGTGGTGGTGGCGTTCGATCGGCTTCACGCCGACCGAGGGCCAGCTGGCGCCGCTGCTCTCGACCGCAGCCGTCCGCGTCTTCTGCGGCGGCCGCCGGACCGGGAAGACGCTCTGCTGGGGTGTGGAGGACGCGCGGTTCCTGGCCTCGGGGCCGTTCCGCGTCTGGATCGTGGGTCCCTCCCACGAGCTCGTCGAGCGCGCCTGGCGCGTCGTCGCGGCCCTGACCTGGCGGTCGAAGGACGGGGGCACGCGGGTCGAGTTCGACCCGGAGGCGAAGAACGAGGCCCCTGGGATTCGGCGCGTTCGGTTCCCCTGGGGCGCCGAGTTGGTCGGCCTGTCATCCGAGCAGCCGGACAAGAGCCTGCTCGGGGAGGGCGTTGACCTGCTCCACATCACGGAGGCCGCCCGCCTCCGCCGGGTCGTCTGGGAGGAGTTCCTCCTGCCGACGATCATGGATACCCACGGGGCGGTCGTGCTGGACAGCACGCCCCGCGGCGACAACTGGTTCCGCGAGGTCTACGAGGACGGGAAGGCGAGGCGCAAGGGCACCGAGTCCTGGAAGCTGCCGACCTGGACGAACACCGCGAAGTTCCCGGGCGGCGAGAACGACCCGAAGATCCTGGCCTACAAGGCCCGCGTCTCCAAGGAGTCGTACCGGCAGGAGATCGAGGCGTCGTTCGTCACCTTCCGGGGTCGGCTCGTGCCGGAGTTCGAGCGCGAGAAGCACGGCGTCCACGGCTGCCCCGGAACGCCCTCGCAACTGTTCGGCGGGGTGGACTGGGGTTGGACCCATCCCGCGGCCCTGGCAATCGGAGGCCTCGACAGCGAAGACCGAGGCTATCTGCTCGGCGAATGGTCGGCCCCGCACACGCGCCTCTCCAAGATCATCGAGCACGCCAAGGCGCTGGAGGAGAAGCACGGAAAGGCGATCTGGTTCGCCGGGCCGGACCAGCCAGAGCACATCGCCGAGTTCAACGAGGAAGGCCTGGAGTGCTACCCGGCCGACAACGATCGGCGGGCCGGAATCGACTACCTGGGCGCGCTGATGCACGACCGGCCGGATGGGCGACCCGGCTTCGTGATGGACCTGGATGCCTGCCCGATCACCGCCCGATCTCTCGAGGTGGCGCACTACAAGGAGCGCCGCGGCGAGTTCAACGACGACTTCGACGACGAGATGCTCGACCCGGCGGATGCGGTCCGCTACCTGTTCTACTCGGCGAAGCTCGCCGGGGGCTCGGCCGCCAACCCCACCGGCCTCGAGCTCGACTTGTAGGCCTGCGAGGCGGCGATGGCGGTAGACGGAACGGCATCCGGCGGCTTCGCGCCCGCCGAGCGATCGCTGCGGCAGCAGCTGGAGGTGGTCCACCCGGACTACGAGCGCAACGCCGCACTCTGGAAGATGCTCTACGACCTTTGGGAGGGGGAGGGCGGCGTCCGCTCGCCCTACGACCAGATCACCACGGAGGGCGGTCAGTTCGGGCCAACGCCGAACCCGCTGCCGGGATGGAAGGGCGTCACCTACCTCGACCGCTACCCGCGCGAATCGGAGCGGCACTTCAAGGCGCGCATCCGCAGCGCCTACTACGAGAACTACCTGCGGGACATCGGCGAGACGATCCAGGGCTTCGTGCTGCGCCGGCCGCCCGAGTTCAACGGGCTGTCGCCGGCACTCACCGAGTGGTGGAAGGCCGCGGACACCAGCGGGCGGCCGATGGACGCGCTCGCCTGGACGATCGCCGCCCGGATGCTCGTGTTCGGCTGGCTGCCCGTCTGGATGGACCGGCCGCAGGAGAAAGCGCTGTCCGGAGGCGACGCGAAACGCCGTGGCCTGCGGACGACGGCGATCCCGCTCTACCCGACCGACCTCACCGGTTGGCTGCTCGATGAGCGCACCGGCAAGTTCGTCTGGGCGAAGATCCGCCAGACGTTTCCGCTGTGGAGTGATCCGCTCTCCGATCCGGTCTGGATGACCCGCTGGACGCTGCTGACGCGCCAGTCCTGGGCCCGGTTCGAGTCGGTGGCCGAGGGCGAGGCGGCGTGGGTCGCCGGCGGCGCCAACGAGATCGGCGAGGTGCCGATCGTCATCTTCCAGTTCAGCGAGCCGTTGGGTCCGACGGTGGTCGCCGCGAGTCCGCTGCAATCGACCGCGGACATCGGCAGAGCGCTCTACAACCGCACGTCGGAGAAGACCGACATCATGCGCGGCCTGGGCTGCCCGATCCTGGGCTGGCCGGTGCCGAAGGGCGGCAAGGTCACGGGGATCAAGGCGGGCACCGACGCCGCCGTGCCGATCCCGCTCGAGGGCAACCTCCCGCTGTACCTGACGATCCCCGCGTCGGTCTGTGGCGACTACACGACGGAGCAGGAACGACTCATCTCCGCGATGTACAGGCAGGCGCGGTCCGATTTCGCGTTCCAGTCCAGTTCGGGGGCCGAATCGGGCCACGCCCGCGCCCTGCGCTTCCAGCGGCAGAACACCCAGTTGGTCCAGTTCGGCCGCCGCCTCGGCTCCGGGATCAAGGAGATCGCGCGGTTCCATGCCCTGCTGGAGAAGCGCGACGCCGTGCGTGAGCAGGCGGCGCTCGAGGTCGTGACCGCCGACGACTACGACATCCGGGACCTGACCAGGGAGCTCGAGCAGGCGGAGGCCGTGGCCCGCATCGGGATCGGCCCGACCGCGATGGCGAAGCTGAAGAAGCAGATCCGGGATGGCGTCGTGACCCTGAGGGGGAAGGAACTGAAGAACTCCGACGCCGAGATCGAGGCGGAGGCCGCCGCGAAGCGCGGGCCCGACGGGACGCTGCCGCCGGCCGGTCAGGCGGACCTCGACCGACCGCTGCTGCCGCCGGAGGAGCCCTCCGAGCCGCAGGAGCGGCGGACCAACGAGGAGGCCGCGGAGGACCGCGCCCCGGCCGAGGGGTAGCCCATGGCGCCGCCGCGGGGCGCGTCCAGGCGCGTGCACGAGGCGTTCGTCCGCCGCATCTACTCGACGGAGCGCGACCTGGACCGCGTGGTCGATGATCTCTTCCGCGAGTTGGAGGGGCTCCCGCCCGAGGACGTGATGCGCGTCCTGCGGGAGGCGTCCGCCGACCTGGCGCGCGAGGTGGCGGACCGGATGCGCCGGGCCGTCGAGGAGGCCGCCCGGCTGGGCGCCGAGTCCAGCGCGGCGGCTCTGCGGGTCGTCGCCGGAGGCGCGGCCCCGGAGGCCAGCGCAGGCGCCGAGGCCGCGGCACGCTGGGTGCTCCGCCGCCGCGAAGCCGACGGCCTGGTGCTGTCGTCGCGGATCCACCGGCAGACGGCCCTGTACCGGGCGCAGCTCGACCAGGCCCTCGAGCAGGCCCTACGCGAGGGCACGTCGGCCCAGGAACTGGTAAGGCGCTGGCGCGACGAGCTCGGCCTCCAGACCGAGGCCGCGCCCACGCGGGCCGTGCAGGCCGTCCAGCGCGCCGTCCGGCAGATGGGTGCGGGAGGCGGCGACGCTGCGCAGGCCGCCGCCTCCCAGGCCGCCGAGGACGTCCGCCGGCATGCGGCGCGGCTGTTGGGTGGCCGCCAGCGCATCGGTTACGGCATGCGGCCGGCGACCGAGGAGTTGCTGAAGCGCGTCGAGACCGCCATCGCGCGAGGCCAGGCCGAGGTGGCCGAGAAGGCCATCGGCTGGTGGGCTCGCGACAAGCAGCAGTACCAGGCCAAAGTCGTCGCCCGCACGGAAATGCAGCGGGCCTTCTCGCGGGGGGTTGAGGAGAACGCCCGCGCGGCTGGCTTCGTCGAGGGCCTGATCTGGAACACGTTGCGAGATTCGAGCGTCTGCGAGGTGTGCGCGGCCCGTCACGGCCGGACCTACCGGCTGGATGACCTGCCGGACATGCCCGCTCACCCGCTCTGCCGCTGCTACTGGACGCACGCAATCGACCGGCGCCGCGCCCTGGCCCACGTCGTGGACCGGGCTCTGGCCGCCGCGTAGCAGCCGAACACCGACACGGATCCACCGTCCCGGAATGGTCCGGGGCGACAGGCATCAAGGCGCCACCCGTCGCCAAGACCAACGGGAGGGGTGCGGCCCCCAGACGCAGCCGCAGGGAGGTCCAGATGCCGGACCAGACCACGGGAACGCAGGCAGGGAACGAGGGCAACCAGGGGAACCAGGAGCAGGGCCAAGCCCAGGGCCAGCCGGCGGCGCCGCCGAAGGCGTTCTCCCAAGAGGACGTCAACCGGCTGCTCGCCCGCGAGGTCGCCAAGGCGAAGCGCGACCTCGGCTCCGAGAACGAGCAGTTGCGGGCCCAGCTGGCCGAGAAGGCCGAGCTGGAGAAGCGGCTGCAGGAGTTCGAGGCGAAGGAGCAGACCGCCGCCGAGAAGGAGCGGACGAAGCTCGACAAGGCGAAGGCCGACTGGGAGAAGGAGCGCAACGAGCTCCTGAAGACCGTCCAGGCCACGAAGTCCGCCGCCGACTCCACCGCCATCGACGCCGCGCTCTCGCGGGTCGTCATGGCGAAGGTCCCCAAGGAGAACTCGCCGTCGGTCGTCCAGCGCGAGCTGGCGCGACAGTGCATCCGCAAGCCGGACGGCTCGGTCGTCTACAAGGACCCCGAGACCGACGAGGAGATCGCCCCCGAGAAGGCCCTCGAGGCCTACCTGACCGCCAACCCGTGCTTCACCATCGCGCCCGCCTCCGGAACGGGAGCGACGTCGGGCTACCCGCCCGGCGACCGCCGGAAGCCGATCGCCAAGATGAGCTCGGATGAGCTCACGGCGGCGGCCGACGCCGAGCTCGGAGCCTAGCCGGACGACGAACCGGGCCCGAGCCACCAAACAGGAGACGAGAAGATGGCCGCAGTGTCGATGCAGCAGCTCCGCGTCGAGGCGCCGAGCGCGACGATGGGGATGGCGTTCGCCCACCTGATCGATAAGCACCCCGTGATGGGGATGCTCCGGTGGGACCAGTGCCAGGGCGACGAGTACCCCTACAAGACCTACATGGGCGAGGCCACCACGCCCCACTTCGACATGGACGGGAACTACCAGACGGACGCCGAGGAGAAGGTGGTCCGCCGGGTTGCCCGCATCCGGCCCCTGGGCGGCGTGATCAAGCGGCCGTTCATCGGGTCCAACTTCGGCACGCCGGCCGAGCGGGTGAAGTGGCGCGTCGAGGCCGCCGCGAAGCAGTTCATGGGGAGCTTCGTGAAGGGCCAGTACATCGACGGAGGCTCGGTGGTCGGCGTGGCGGGCTGCGTCTTCAAGGCGGCTTCCAGCGGGTTCGACCTGTCGACCCGCGGCTCCGGCGGCCTCCTGAAGTGCACCGTGACCGGCAGTGTGAAGAAGCTGTCGTTCAAGGCCTTCGGCGATCCCAGCTACGGTGCCGAGACCGTGGACATCGTGGTGGCCGGCAACGGCGACTACACCGTGAAGTCGCACAATCCGTACCTGTGGGTGACGGTGACGGTCACGGCCGCGTCCCTGCCGGCGGCGACCGACGTCGGCGAGGTCTCGTTCACCGCGAGCACCTACGCCTTCGACGGCTGCAAGTCCTTGGTCTGGCCGGACCTGGACATCAGCGACGCCGCGGCCGCGGGCGAGGCGTTCTCGTTCAAGCACCTCGACCGCATCGAGGCCGAGCTCGTCACGCCGGGTCAGAAGCTGGCCCTGCTGTCCAAGACGACCTGGCAGTCGATGAAGGCCGAAGCCCGCACGATGCCGGGCGCGACGCTCGCCGAGGTCACCGGGATCAAGGGCGACCTGCTGCGCTACGGCGACCTGCTCCTGGCGCGCGAGGACGCCATCCCGCACGACATCATCTACAAGGCGACGACCGCGGACACGACCTACATCATCGGCTTGGACCTGGACGTGGGCGTGCGCGGGCTGTACGCGACCGGCGAGTCCGAGAGCATCGCGGACAAGCTCTACGGCGGCCTCTCCGTCCGCGACGCGGGCGAGGATCCCAACTCCGACAACACGCTCCGGAAGGTGATCGCCTACTGGTCGTGCACCCACCGGACCCGCCAGGGCCTGGTCATCGTCAACGGGATCAAGGACTAGGTCCGGCCCACCACAACAGCCAACCGGAATGGGGGCGGGGCTCCGGCCCCGCCCCTCCCTTCCACGGAGAACACGATGGTCCGACTCAAGTTCCGCGACCCGGAGAAGCGCAAGGCCACCTACGGCCGGTACAAGTTCGACCCGGAGACGGGCCTCAGCCTCGACGTCTTCCCCGGCGAGCCGTCGGACTACGACGTGCGGGCGCCGCGGGAGGCGCGGGACCGCACCGACAAGCTGCTCCTGATCTTCCTGCGCTCCTCGGAGCGCAAGGCCGTGCTCGAGCTCGTCCAGGCCAATCCCGAGCCGGCACCCGATGTCGAGCCGCCGGCGGAGGAACCCGAGCCGGAGGCCGTGGAGCCCGCCGAGCCCGCCGAGAGCGCCGCACCGTCGGCGCGCAGGCGCGGCCGTTCGCGATCGTGATCGGGATCGAGACCAACGCCGCCGAGCTTGCCGCCGCTCTGCGGCGGTACGCCGAAGCGCTCCCGCGGGTCGTGGGCGGCACGCTGCGGGTCTGGGTCACGTCGGCGGCCGATGCGGTTCGTGTCGCGGCCCCCGAGGACACCGGCGCCCTGAAGCAGAGAATCTCCGGCGAGGCCGCCGCTGGCCCGCCACCGGACGCCTTCATCCGTGCCGACGGCCCGTATGCGGCGGCGCAGGAGTTCGGTTCCGGTACGCATGGCCGCCGCGGGTCCACGTACGAGATCAGACCGAGGTTCAAGCGGGCCCTCCGCTTCCCGGCAGGCGGCACGAAGCGGGGCGCAGGCCAGGGAGACACCGGCTACGCCTTCGCCGCCAAGGTGGACCACCCGGGCGTTGAGGCGCAGCCCTACTTCTTCGACACGATCCGCAGCCGACTGGACGACCTGCAGGAGATGACCGCCGAGGCGTTGGACACCCTGGCCGATCGCATCGGCCTGAGCGACCGAAGGGGGCTCTGATGGCCGATCCCGTCGTGACCTACTGCACCGACGACGACATCCTGAAGCGGGATGTCTTCGCGTCGCGGCTGCTGACGGCATCGGGCGAGACGACGTTCGACCGCCACCGGGCCAACGCGAAGGAGCACATCGACAGCCAGTTGGCCCTGCGCGACCCGCCGGCGAACGCCGCGATCGGCGACACCCAGGCGAAGATCGCCGAGGTCCTCGGAGTGCTCGCCATGGCCTACGCCGAGCAGGCCTCGGCGTCGCAGGACGCGGATATCTACTGGGCGAAGGCGCGGGACTTCAAGGCGGACTTCGTGCGGGCGACCGCCGACATCCGCGGGGTCTCCGACTTCGACGACGAGATCGGCAGCATCGGCGAGTCGATCCCTTTGCATCGGTGCTGACGTGGCCGACCCAGTTGTCTACAACTTGGCCGGGCTGTGCAAGTCGCAGCTGGGCGCGACCCGCTGCGCGAGCGTGGCGCTGCACGACATCAGGCGCGGCGTCCCCCGCGGGGAGCTCCCGGCCCTCGCGGTCTACGTCTCCGAAGAAGAGATCACCGAGGAGCGCGGCGGGACCGCCCGACATGATGCCGTCGTCGCCCTGGACTACTACTTCGGGCCTGTCGAGCAGGGCGTGCTCGACGACCGCTGGGCGGACTGCCGCGAGGCGGCCAGGCTGGTCTCGGTCGCGGTTCGCAACGGGTCCCACGCCGACTGGCCCACGCCGATCGTGCCCGCGCCGGTGCCGCCGCAGGACCCGGCTCCCGGGACGCCGGTGCTCGAGCTGGTGACGGGCCTCCAGGGCTTCCGGCTCAACGGGAAGATCCGCTACGGCTACTTCCACCCGGTCGCCCCCGGCGCTGGAGCCTCCTACTTGGGCTTCCGCGCCTCGCTCGCGGTGCTTCACGACGACACGACCGAGCCGTCCGACATCACCGATCTCGGACCGCTCGTTGGTCACCTGACCCTTCCCGCCGAGGGCACGTTGCCCGCCGGCGAACTGGTCGAGTTCCAGCCGCTGGCCTCGCCGTGACGGCGGGCCACAGGAGAGAAGCCATGAAGATCGTCGCCGCCCCCGGGGCACGGCTCGCGGTGTTCGTCGAGCCCGGCCGGCTCATCCGGCACCGCGTCATCACCGAGCAGGGCCTCTACGACGCACAGATGAAGCAGATCGTCGCGCCGTTCTGCGAGGTCCCCGAGACCGACTACTACCGCAAGGCCGTGGCGAACGGCACCGCGATCGTGGTCACCGACAAGCCGTCGGTCGCGCCGAAGCGCACCGGCCGGGCGGAGGAGTAGGCCATGGGCGCCACCACCGTTCCCGAGACCATCCTGCGTCCGTTCCTGGGCTGGGAAGTCCTGCTCGGCCAGGCGCTCCGATCCGGCACCGGGCGGAAGCGCAACGTCCTCGTCGCCCCGAAGAACGCATCCGGAGGCACGGCGGCCGTCAACACGCTCTACCGGTTGCCCGACGAGACCACCGCGGCCACGTTGGGCGGCTACGGCAGCCCGGCGCACCGCCAGCGCATCGTGGCCCGGGAGGCGAACCGGAACGTCGAGCACTGGGTCGTGTTCGCGGCCGACGCCGACGTGGCCACCCAGGGCACGGGCAGCACGACGGTGTCCGGGACCTCGGCCACCGAGTCGAAGACGATGCTGATCCGCATCGGCGACACGACCGTGCGCTGCTCGATCGTGTCCGGCGACCTGCTGGCGGTTGTGGGCGCCGCGATGGCGGCGGCGATCAACGCCGACACGTCGCTTCCGGTGACGGCCGTCTACAACGCGGGCACGCTGACGCTGACGGCGAAGGCCAAGGGCACCGGGTCCAGCTCGATCGAGTGGTACATCACGGACGTTCCCGCGGGCATCACGCTCGGCACGCCGATCGGGGCCTGCGCCGCCGGGACCGGCGTTCCGAAGTGGGCCGACGCCTACGCCGCGATCGAGGCGTCCACCTACAAGTTCAGCTACATCGTGCCGGCGACCGCCACGCTGACCGAGATCAACACCGGCACGGGCAACCTGCGCGATCGGCTCGGCGGCAACGCCCTGGCGTCCGTGCGGAAGCGGATGCAGGTCATCCTCGCGAACAAGAACACCCAGGCGAACCAGGCGACCTTCTGCGACGGCCTCGACACCGGGACCGTGACGGCGGCCGAGCCGGGCTGGCGATTCTCGACGCTCTGGTACGAGGAAGGCCTGGTCGAGGAGTGGGTCTTCGCCGCCCGCTGGGCCTCCCAGCGCTGCGGCCTGGAGGAACTGGACCCGAACGTCGTGCTGGGCGGGTTCGATGGCCTGGTCATCACCGGAGCCGTCCCGCCGCCCGCGGAGCGTGGCAACCCGCTCCCGGACGACATCGAGGCGGCCCTGCACTCGG